TTACTGACGCGTATTCTTGTTTGCACGTTTTTCCTCTTGTTTTTTCTCGTATTCTTTCGCTTCTTTCTTTTTTTGGGCTAATATTTTATAGCACTTATCAATAGGTTCCGATTTAAATCTTATTTTATCAATTTCTAATTTTGTTTTATCAATCAATTGAATATCATTTTCTAAAAGAGCCTCGTAAGATTTTATAACTTCTAAGAAGCATGCCGCTTTTTCTTCTGTGAAATTTAAATTTAAAGCTGCCACACAAGTCCTCATCGCCGGAAAGAAAGAATTTCCATTACCACCCATCCCGTTACTATATCCTCTATAAAACATATCCTCGGCAATGGCATCCCTACTACTATTCGACATCATGGCTATTTTCTTATCAACATCAATCGTTTTATAGATTTGCCATGCAACCAAGAAACCAACTAAAAGAGCTAAAACCCCAACAATTACTCCCATATAATCAAAACCTAAATTACACTCTTCATAAGATATATATCGTGGATAAGTTCGACATAAAGCGGCTATTGAAAATAAAAGAGAAATTACCAATATGCCATAGATTATAATGCGCTCAAATTTACTCATATTATTTAGTTTTAGATAAATTATGCTTCCATCTTATAAAACAGTATATTACTGAAATTTGTATAACTAATTGAAATGCGTAATTAAAAATTCTACATCCAAACATAGTTGGAATTTCCGTATATATCCATTGTATAAATACCATTAATAAGAATATTGTTGCTGAAACAAACACTCCCAATATAAAACCTCCTATTCTTGAACCATATTTCACAAAAATAGTGCCCAATGAGGCTATCACCGAAAAGATTAGAAGAATAAACAATGACCCTACGGATGTTACGTAATGGAGAAACATATACCAATTTATATTGTGAATATTATTCCCTATAGACATAGATAACTCCCTTATATCACTCGATATATATGCCAACAAACTTCCCAAGTAAGTTTTTCTGCTTATTATTTCAGCTTCCTTACTTGTTAGAAACGACTGCAAGGCATACGAGTTATCGCCATCTGCCATTTTTTGTATGTTTGCAAGTTGTTCTAACTGGCAATCAAGAGAATAGTAAAAACTAAATCCAAACAAGTCGTCTATTAAATATAGTACAATTAGACACCCTACTACAAAGCACAACATTAGCGGTGGATGTTTTTTCATTTCATGCTTCATAAATATTTCCCGAAGATATAATATTATATCCTTTATTGAGGTAAAATCCATATTTATGTCTATTGTATTATCTAACCTTTAAAAATCCATTCTCGTCCACATACACCACAAACTCTTTTGGGATAGGCTTCTCTTTGACGGCGACATCGCCCTTTATCATCTCGCCTTCTCCGCGCATCAACCATTCCGCCGACAAATTCGCATAAGCGTTAAGAATACTAACTATTACTTTAGATGATGGTTCTGTATTCCTTGAAAACATAGAAGCAATCACGGATTGTGTTATTCCTATACTCTTTGCAAATTGATTATCATTTACACCAAGAGAATTTATAAACTCTCTAATTCTTTGATTGATAGAATTTTCCATAATACAATATTTTAATCCAATTGTTAAATATTGCATTTGCGATAAAATTATTTTCTTTTCCTATTGTTTTGTATCGCAAATGCGTTATATTTGCATTGTGATTTAAACAAAACCATAAATCACGAATGAAAAATTAAAGAAATAAACAAAGGTATTTTATTTAGTTTGCAAATGGACAGAATTATAGTTAAAAGAATTAAAGGTCGGGAGCTTTCCGAGACATTGCGCTCGATGAAAGTTGGCGACATAATGATTATCAAAGAGAAAGAATTTCGCTCTACAAGTGTTTTCAACGCATGTTATAAGCTGAATAAGAAGGGATTTAAATTTGACTGCTCGGCTAAAAAAAACATTGACGGGTGTAAGGTGACGAGATTAAGCTAAGGAGGAATGAATTATGGATATAGAAAAAATCAAAGATTTAAGAAGGATATTGTCACGAATTGAGATGGAAATTAAAAACAAATCAGACGTTATAAGGTTGGGACGTTCTTTCCCAGAAGAAACCATGGCAAGTATATCATTTATGGACGGAAGTTGCAAAGTATCAGTTGATGAAATCATTCTTAACAAAAAACAAGCTTCTGAAATAGTTTCCATCATCTTAGAAGCGAATAATACCAACTACATTAATAACATAAAAAAACTTATACAATATTCAAATAGTGAAGGCTATATACTTAAATACGACGCAGATATTCACCACGATTCTCTTGAATCTGCGTGTGCCGATATAAATAATGAATATAATAATATAATGGAGGGAGAATTATGACTTTAGAGAAAATTGGAAGATTAAGTAAATTATCGAGGTTGTTAAAACAACAAGCTGATATTGAATCACTAAAATTACCGATTAAAGGAAAATCAAATGTACATTTGGATTTAATCATGTATGTTGACGGGAGGATAGATTCAATCAATATCGCAGACTTAAATGCTAACCAAATATTTGATATAATTAATTACATATCATCTACAAATGAGAAGACAATAAACGAACTTAAACCTGCAATGGAACAAATCTTTAATAAGGAGGAATGATTATGGATATCACTATACACAATCTTTTCATCAATGAGGAAAACCCATGTGACGAGGAGGGACAAAATCGGAGTGAAAAGTGTAACAATATAGTTAAAGATTTGCTTAAAAGGTCACAACGTATAAAAAAACAATGCGAGTTGGAACAAGCAATTAAAGAATGCAAAGAAATAATTCTACAGTCTTATTCCGAAGGAGTTATAAAAGTTGAACATATCGGTGTCTTGTTCAACCTCATGAATTCTATTGAAGTAATGATAAAGCAATATACCTATCATGGACAGAAGTAAAATGGCAGTAACAGCTGCTCTTATTGTTGTAATATGTGTGTTATCCTTGATAATCATCATACCTTATGTATGCTTTCTTATCAATTTTTGGCTTGGATTGATTGTAACAATACTCTTTGTACTTGGCATTTCGCTTCGTGTGTTTTCATTGCGTTTAAGAAAAGAGGGAAACAAAGTTGAAGAAGAATATCAAAAAGCAGTCAGAAATAATTCAAACCGCCTTATGGAGCAGGTAATTAAAATGAATGAACAAAGAAATCACCAATAAGCATAAAGCTATGAATGCAAATAAAATCTCAAAACAGATTACCGTATTTACCATAGGATTTATCGGCTTCTTATTCCTTCTCGGCATCGCAGGTAAATCAGATTATAATCAGGAAGTCATATACAACATGACAGAAATAGCCTACAATGTTATCGTTGATTCTCTCGGTGAAGGTTGTAGCGATACTCAAATCGTAAAGACTTATTTAAGTAACAAAGAATATTACGACAGTCTAAGTTGGTAGGTTATGGGAAGGCAAAAAAAGATAGGAAAGGTGGAACCCGTACAAAAAATATGGCTCTCCGCCAAGGAAGCAATGGCATATTTAGGGTGCAGCATGGACTTGTTGGAAAAACTAAGGAACAATGCCGAAATATCATTTTCCCAATATAACAAACGTACCATTTGGTACGACTTGAAAAGCATTGAAAGGTTCATAGAAAGAAACCGCGTTGTGTGAACAACGCTCCTTCCTCTTAGCTCAGCCAGGCAGAGCATCGCTATGGTTACTTATTCGAAGGTTTAGTATCCGGTAATTTCCGGTTAGCGAAGGTCGCACGTTCGAGTCGTGCAGAGGGAGCAAAATACATAGTTCTTTGACGTATTGAATGTGAAATAAGGTTTAAGTATCTGATATTTAGACTTATTTCAATATAACCGAGGATTACGGATAGCGGAAACGCGGAGACTCCGTATAGGCTTGGTTATCGTGATTGTCTCTTCGCACCGAAATGTCCTACGGTAGAGAGTATGCGGTTTGGGCGCCCGTATCGCAAGAGACAAAGGTCATAAAGACGACATAAGCGTCCGATACAGTCTTAAATCGGTATAAAGTATGCGGTGGTAATGAAAGGCGCCCGTACACGCTTATTATATATAGCCAACGGTATGCGAGATGCAGGAAATCGGATTTCCCCGTTGGCGCAAATGAAAAACTATTAAATATGAATGAATTGCATATTTCTCCGGAACGTCATAACAGGAACCTTGTTACCGGAAAATTCTTAAAAGGTTGTATTCCTCACAACAAGGGGAAATCAATGGTTTACCATTCCAAACGGTCACAAAAGAGAAGTCTTGCCGGCCTTGCCAAAGGCCGTGGGGCATGGCATAAGACCGGAGCCGGAATGAATAAAAAGAGCGTGGTTTTGATAAAAGACGGACGTCTGTGTGGCGTATTCCCTTCCATTCAGGCAGCAGGCAGTGCGTTAGGCGTTAGTCCGTCTTTGGTAGGAAGGGTATGTAGAAAACTGCGTAATAACCACACGGCGAAAGGGTTTCAATGTTTTTTTGAAAGCGATAACAGTTGGTGTGATTTAATCAAATGAGTATGGATAGTAATAGACAAAATATCTTAACCAATTATATTTCCTACCTGTACACAACGGGTAGAACTTATGATACTGTCGGGAAATACATCAAGCATGTAACGGACTTTTTAGAATCGACCAAGGAAGTGAACCGTCGTGGCTATCTGAATTACAAGCGTGAAAATGCTGATGTCATGGTGCGTCATTCATTAATGTGTCCAGCTATATGCGATTTATTATCCTTTCTCAACATCGGATATGGGAAGAGAGAAAAGACGGTGAAACCTTTGGAGAAACTGGATGTCATTTCGGAGAAAAACAAGAAACAACTCCATGATTTCATCATATGGCTGACCGACAACAATGATTACTCTTCTCATACAGTTGATATATATTACACTTCTATGAAGAAATATTTCGAATATGCCAATGAGGTCAATATGGATAATTGCAGAAGGTTTATAAAAAGCCTTGAAGAAGAAAAATTATCTCCCGCTACTATCCGTCTGCGTATTACGGCAATCGAGAAGTTTTCTAAATGGATGAAAAAGCCTATTGAGCTGAATCGTCCCAAAATAAAACGCAAACTTGATGTGAACAATGTTCCGACAGAAGAGGAATACAACCGCTTGCTGGATTTTCTGAAAACGAAATCCAACAAGGATTATTACTTTTTTATCAAGGTTTTGGGCACAACAGGCGCCCGACTGTCGGAGTTCCTCCAGTTCACGTGGGAAGACATGGCAGCGGGTGAGGTTACGCTTCGCGGCAAAGGTAATAAATACCGTCGCTTCTTTTTTCAAAAACAGTTGAGACAGGAAGCAATGGCATACATGAAAGAGAATGGTAAAACGGGGCTTCTCGCTGTTGGGAAATTCGGTGCGTTAACTCAACGAGGTTTTTCACAGCATTTGAAAGCATGGGGCAAACATTGCGGTATCGATTCAAGGAAGATGCACGCGCATGCTTTCCGGCATTTTTTCGCTAAAATGTACCTGAAAAAAAGCAAGAACAAGGATGTCGTTCAACTGGCCGACCTTCTCGGTCATGGTAGTGTAGACACAACAAGAATTTACTTACAAAAAAGCTATGATGAACAAAAAAGAGATTTTAATCAAAGCGTTACGTGGTAGTGTAGCGCAGCTCAATGAGCTGTCGACCATGACTGAAGGGATAGATGTTTATAATGCCACCGGGCATGTTGACACGGAGTTTCTCATAGAAGCGCTATCCTGCGTTAAATCCTTCATGGATGCGAGCAACACTGTTGTTCAAAAAATATCTTCACTTTTAGCGCCGGACGCTCCAACGGACGAAAAGAAAAAACAGGCTGATGAAGGTAAGAAATGGAATGTGGAAGATATACTGAAGCATTGTACACTTGAGGGGAATGTACTCAAACTTCCGGCGGTGCAGTTCAATAAAAAGTCTTATGCCGAGGCCAAGAAGTGGATTGAGGAAGCCGGCGGTTTCTGGCAAGGTGGAAAGGTGCAAGGTTTTACTTTCCCATTTAATGCGGAACGTGTGTTTAGTATTCTTCACGAGGGTAAGCGATGCAACCTGCAACAGGATTACCAGTTTTTTGAAACGCCGGCTGAGCTGGCGGACTGGCTGGTCATGCTTGCCGGTGGAATAAATGAGGCTGATACAGTACTGGAGCCGAGTGCCGGCCGCGGTGCTCTCATTAAAGCCATTCATAGGGCTTGTCCTTCCGTAACAGTAGAATGCTATGAGTTGATGCCGGAGAATAGAGAATTTCTTTATTCACTTGATAATGTGATAATACTTGATGAGGATTTCACGAAAGATAGCGTAGGAAGCTATACCAAGATTATCGCCAACCCGCCTTTCTCAGGCAATCAGGATATAGAGCATGTGAGGATTATGTATAAGCTTTTGGAAAAAGGTGGAACGCTCGCAGCCATTACCAGCTCTCATTGGAAAATTGCTTCGGAAAAGAAATGTGTTGATTTTCGCAACTGGTTGGAAGAGGTACATGGAGAAGTATTTGAAATCGGCGCCGGAGAATTCAAGGAAAGTGGGACATCTATAAGTACAATGGCGGTAGTGATAAGGAAATAGCGATACTCCCTTCCCGTCAAATTCGGGCACGCTGAAAAGCCAAACACGTATTGTTGCGTTGAGGGGAGCGCTTATACTTAATATTGAAATTAATATGAGAGACAGAGAAGTTACTTTTGACGGAAAGAACCTTTCCTTTTACATTGACAATGTTCAGATTGTCAATGGAGAAATGCCGGATTCATATGAAATAAACGGTAAATATACAATTGATAGAGAGTCTTTAATCAGATTAGTATCCGCTTTGAAAAAAGATGTATATGGCGTGGTGAAACAGAAAATATTTAGAGACCCCTATGTGGGCTATAAGTCATCATATGACTATTGGATATATTCCCAAAATGACCTTCCGGAAGGAGTGGAAGATATGATTAATTCTCTTAACAGAAGGGTAAAAGAACTGGAAAGAGATATAGAGTATCATAACAGCTCGCCGTGGTATAAACGATTCAAAAAAATAGAATAAATAATTCCCGTGGCTCACCCTAAGGCGAGTAGTAAGGCAACCATCGGAACGCTCACGGGAACAAAAGCCTGTAAGGGTGAATAATTCATGATAGCTTTTTAATGTAAACAGTCCCGTCCACGTGCTGGTCGGGAAACACTGCGACGTGGCGGAATGGTAGACGTAGCACTCTATGATAGGAATGTCAAACCTTAGATGTGCGGAGCTTGACAACTCGTCCCGGTTCGAGTCCGGGTGTCGCAACATCTTCACTACAGATGAAGTATTTGTTTAGTTGTAGCCGGGCGGTCTGTGAAGATAGTCCGGTTTTTATTTGAAACCCATTAATAACAATTATATGAAAACATTACAATTAAGTGAACAAAAAGCCCGTGAACTATATCGGAGCGGTTCAAAAGAACTAAAAACAGTATTGGAAGAATCCTTTGGAAAGGATTTCTTTTCACAAGACGTTACAGAAAGAGTGAAAACCTACCTTGATGCTTGCCACGAGTTGGGAAGGGAACCACTCGATGAGAAAAAGCTATTGGAGTTAGGCTTGACGGAACACGATATTGCTTATCAAAAGCTGGCTATCGTTACGGAAGCTCTAAATGGAGGTCAGAAACTTAATGTATGCAATGCTAACGTGAAATGCTGGTATCCGTGGTTCAAGCCTAATGGGTCTCCTTCCTCTTTCGCTTTCAGCGGTTCGTATTGCGCTAATGCGGTTGCGTTTGCGGGTAGCGGGTCTCGCCTTTGTTTGAAAAGCGAAAAGCTTTCCAATTATTGCGGGAAGCAATTCATTGATTTGTGGAAACAATTTATTCTATAACCCTATAAACTTACAATTATGACTTTAAATGTAGATAAAAAGAACGCTTTAAAGGCTTGGAGAGAAGCGGACAATAAAGGAAAGCAGATGCTTGAAAATCTATACGGCAAAGAAATATTTGCCAATCAAAACGTAATGGATAGAATCAAAACGTTTGAAGACGCAATGGAAGAAACAGGAAGAAAAGGTGTCCCTGATTTTTCAGATTTACCCAAAGACATGCGCAGGCATTTCATTGCGTTATATAAAATGGAAGTTATTACGGAAGCTCTGAATGAAGGCTGGAAAGCAGACTGGGATAACTCGGATGAGAACAAGTATTATCCCTATTTCATTATGTCTCCTTCCTCTTTCGCTTTCAGCGGTTCGGGTTTCGATTATGCGTGTGCGGATGCGGGTAGCGGGTCTCGCCTTTGTTATAAAACACGCGAACTTGCGGAATATTCGGCAAAACAATTTATTGACATTTGGAAAGACATCCAGATAGGATAAGCATACAAAGGTCGTCTGCCCTTGTCTCCTTCCTCTTTCGCTTTCAACGATTCGAATTACGATAATGCGTATGCGAATGCAGGTAGCAGGTCTCACCTATGTTGTAAAACTTCAAAGGGCAGAAACCTCACCTCTTGGTGGAAAACAACAATACTGTGAAATTGAAATACTTGATTTTGAATCGGGTGTAAAAACACAGCATGGTTCAGACAGATATGTAGTAAAAATAAAACATGAAGGTACGGAATGCAAGTTCTTTACAAACTCCACTCCTATTAAAGAAGCACTAAGCAAGATTTCCAAAAAAGACTTTCCGTTCATTACAACTATCAGAGTGAAGAAGTTGGGAGTTGGGAACAGCAAGATGTACTATTTTACTTAACCAAATTCAGCCGCAGAAAAGGTCAGAGCTATTACCGTACTAAAAGCCGTGAGAGAAGCGAAGTGCGCACCGCTTCCCTTTAACCTTGTACGGGCGGTTTAAAAAAAATATTTATGGAAAATAAAGTGAAACAGTCTTCAAAGAATAAAGAGGAAAACCTCTTGAACGAAGATAGAAAAGCCTCTAATAAAAGGCTGAAACAATATTCCGCTCGTATTTCATTGGGATATACAGAAAAGAGCCTGGAAGAAGAAAGAACCAACATCTGCCTTAGTCAAGGACTATCAAGATATTGATAAACTTAATATTATAAAATTATGCCAATCGTAAAAAAGAATGACGTTCTACCTGAACGTCCTGTTATTATTGTACTTTATGGAGTACCGGGAAGTGGGAAAACAAGTGTTGCTACAACAGCCGATACCCCCTTATTGATTGATTGCGACAGAGGTGCAGACCGAGCAGTACAGCGTTGTGATACTATAATGGCTAAAAACTGGAAAGACATAGATAGTGAGCGGGAAGCAATGAAAGAGTATAAAACAATTATAGTTGATACAGCCAAGTCTATGCTTGACGATTATTTGAGCCAATATGCCATTGAAAACAACTATAAGTTAAAAACAAATTCTTTAAAACGTTTCGGACAGATGGGTGAAGATTTTAAAGAGTTCGTCAATTTTCTTCGTTCAAATGGCTCTGATATTATATTTATCTGCCATGATAAAGAAACTGCAGATGGTGATGTGATAAAGCACTCTCCAGATTGTACCGGGCAATCTAAAGACCTGCTTGTTAGAATTGCAGATCAAGTTGGATATGTATTTATCCAAAATGGTAAACGCTGTATATCTTTTGCTCCGTTAGATAATTTTGTAGGGAAAAATGTTGCCGGGCTTGAAACTGTTACTATTCCAGATTATGGCACAACCCAATTTGATGCTTGCATGTCTGACATTGTTTCAAAAGTCAAAATATCTATTCAAGGAAAAGGAGAAGCACAAGCAAAAGCCAACGAGCAGCTTGCAGCAATACGAGAGCAACTTGCGGCTGCAATGACTGATGAAGATATTATCTCATTGATGGAAGCAACCAAGACACTGCCTAAAATCATGCAATTACCGTTCTTCTCTGAAATGCAAAAAAATCTTGCTACAAAAGGATACGCATTCGACAAGGACAAAAAAATGTTTATTAAAGCATGAAAGAAGAGGAGGAAGTTTGGAAAGATGTAGTTGGGTTTGAAGGGCTTTACAAAGTATCAAACCTTGGTAGAGTAAAATCATTGGATAGGTGGTTGGTTTATAAAGATGGTAGAAGACGATTTTATAAAGGTCGCGTTCTTAATCCTGTAATTGATACACATGGATATGAGACCTTTCAATTAGGTAGGAAGAAACATGCTAAAACACATCGTTTAGTAGCATTGCAATTTGTTCACAATCCTAATCCATCCGAGTATAATGTCATCAACCATAAAGATGAGAACAAAAGAAATAATAAATATTCAAACCTTGAATGGTGTACTCAAAAATATAACATGAAATATGGCAATATACACCAAAAGAATAGAAACGCAACAAGTATTCCTATTATACAGATAGACGGTAACGGAATAGCAGTTAATAGGTTTAGCTCTTTACGTGAAGCAGAAAGATATGGTTTGAACAAGCGTGATGTTTGGAGGTCTCTAAAGCATGGAACAAAATATAAGGGATTCAGATATGAATATGAATAATAAACTTCCTCTTATTAGGGTAACACAACTGGAAGCATTCCGAAAATACATAGAACAAAGCGATTACGCCAGTTATGAGATAACTGAACAATCGGTTATTGACAGTATATCAGGTGCATTTGAAGGCAATACATATACGAGAATTGGAAAAGCTTTTCATAAAATAGTGGAAGAAGGTACACCGAAATGCGAAAAGGTTAAAGCAGGTGAGCGTACCTTTCTTTATTACGGGAAAGAACAAAAGGAACAAATGCCAAGCGGACGAGCGTTTGACATTGAGGGAAACAAGATAATTCTTGACATACCACAATGTAAGGCCGCTCTTGCATACAGGAATGAACATCCTGATGCTTTTCATGAGATACGCCTTTATAAGGACTTTGGGAATGCTATTATAACAGGATGTGCCGATATGATAGATGGCGTAGAAATTAGGGATATTAAAACCAAATATTCTTATCCTATTGATGCCGATTACATAAATTCTTGCCAATGGAAATTTTATCTCCAATTATTCAATGCAGATATATTTCATTTTGATTTGTTCATATTTGAAGGATATGATAAAGAAAAGCATGGATATGATGTCAGAGGTATTCCGTTGAAACGTTATGGTCCTGCAATAACATGCTATCGCTACGATGGTATGGAGCAGGATAATTATAATCTGCTTCGCTCCTTTCTTGAATGGGCTGAATACAGAGATTTGACCAAGTATTTACTTAAAGAAACAATAGAATAGTATTATGATTTTAACAGGAAGTATTTGTCTTAGTGACATTCCCCGTGAGCAAATGAAGAAAGTAATCTGCAAAGACGGGAAAGAGAAAATTTATTTAAATGTGGCGGTTATCGAACGCAAGGAAGGCATACAGTATATTTTTGGAGATTTCAAGGAATATAAGCCCGTTCAGAGCAGCCCCACACCGGAACAGATTGCGGAAGCTCCGGGATTATCCCCGCAAGATGATTTGCCATTCTAAAATATTATGCAATACGACCTATCCAACCCACTCCACAAAGAGCAGTTCAAAATGCGATGTAACTATCTCTTCTCAAAGGGTTGCATTGTGGAACTGACGGAAAAGAAGCCTAAGAGGACAACGCAGCAGAACAAATACCTGCACACCCTTTTAGGCTTCTTCGCTTGTGAGACGGGGAACACGCTGGAATACGTAAAACAGAACTATTACAAAAAGTTAGTAAATCCTGCAATATTCACCCGTAGAATTAATGATAAGTTTTTGGGAGAAATGGAAGTTTTACGTAGTTCCACTGATTTAGATACGGCAGAAATGACGACGAGCATTGAACGTTTTCGTAATTGGGCGAGTGCCGAATGCGGCGTTTATCTTCCAAGTCCCGATGAAGAGAGGTTATTGCAATTAATGGAGATTGAAATAGACAGAAACAAAACGTTTATTTAA